AAATATAAAGATAAAAAATACAATGTCTAAAAAATTCAAAGATACAAAGCTAGGTGCATTTCTAGGTAATGCCGCACCACACATACTAGACGTAGCTGGAGACTTATTACCAGATGCTGGTGTGTTAGGTATGGTAAAGAACCTCATTGAAAAAGATGACAAGATTGACCCCGAAGTCAAGAAGGTTGCTTTAGCAAAGACAAAAGAGATGTACGAGCTAGAGGTTAAAGACAGGGACTCTGCAAGAAGTAGGGAAGTTGAAGTAAAGAAGACAGGTAGTAAAGACATTATGATGATGCTAACTGGAATTGTAGGTTTGGTTTCTTTTCTCTTTATCATCTATGCGGTAGTGTACGAAGAAGGGGTTTTGCATAATGAACTGTTCGTTCACTTGATGGGAATGGTAGAGGGAGTGGTAATATCTAACATTTTTGCCTACTATTATGGCTCTTCAGCAGAAAAATAGCAAAAAGTAAGTAATTATAAAAAAGAGTGAGAATCAAATTTAATTTAATATGAATAGAATTACAGATGATGAGCTAGAGCTTATCAGAGAGCAACAAACAAAAATTGCTCAGATTAAACAAGACATCGGGACACTAGAACTTAGGAAGCACGAGGTTATGGGCGTAATGCTTGATGTAAATCAAGAAGTCGAAGAAACAAAAACCACACTAGAAGAAAAGTATGGTCGTGTAAACATTAACCTTGATGACGGTACTTATACCGAAGTTGAGGAAGAAGAAATTAAGTAATGAGTAGTGTTATAAGAAAAATCAGCATAGGGTCTGATTACAAGAATGAAGCGATGCATTATTCTATTGGGCAGCAAGTATATGGTGGTCACGAAATATCTAATATTCTCTTTGACGAGAAAGATAATTCTTATAACATTTATATTCAAAAAAATAAGGAGACGTTGCCGTGGAAGAAGTTCAACTCTAATATGGCAATATCTGTTGAATATGACTTGCAGTATTAATGAAAAGTATTCACGATTTTATCGTAAAACCCATAGAGGGTCGATACAATAATACTGTTAAGGTTGATGAGGTTGACCTCATAGTCAATACAAGAATTGAGGAGTTTAAAAGCGTAAGTAAAGTTGCCGAGGTGGTGGCTTTACCATTAGCTATAGATACTAAAATAAAAGTTGGAGATAAGGTTATAGTACACCACAACGTATTCAGAAGATTCTATGACATTAGAGGCAACGAAAAAAACAGTAGAAGTTTTATTAAAGAAGATATGTATGCTTGCTCACCTGAGCAGGTTTATATGTATGGAGCAAATAAGACTCATCTTGATTATTGTTTTGTAAAGCCAGTAGAAAGCGATAGTATATTTTCTTTAACAAAAGAAAAACCACTTGTAGGATTTCTAAAGTATGGCAATAAAGGACTAACTAACTTAGGAATAAACGAGGGAGACCTTGTTTCGTTTAGACCAACATCTGAGTTTGAGTTTGTTATAGATGGAGAATTATTATATTGTATGAAATTAATTAATATCGTTGGCACTTATGAACGTAAAGGAAACGAAAAGGAATATAATCCAAGCTGGGCAAAGAGCAGTTGATGAATTAATCAAAGTTGCTGAAGAACCTATAGTGGATTCTGGAGACGATATAACTGCTGATAGATTAAAAAATGCAGCAGCAACAAAGAAACTTGCAATATTTGACGCATTTGAAATACTACAACGTATACAAAATGAAGAAGATATTTTAAACGAGAAACCTAAAGAAGAGGTTAAAAAGAAAGAGTTTAAAGGATTTGCAGAAGGTAGGGCTAATACTAAGTAATATGTACGAACAAAGTCTATATAAGGTATTAGATAACCACATAAAGCCTTCTACTCTTAAGAAAAAAAATAATGCTAAGTCTTGGAAGTACGGATACGATGAGGACTTTGATGTTGTTGTAATAAGTAAAACTGGTAAGATAGGAGAGATTTATGAAATACAAAATCTTAAGATAGCCTTACCTGCTGAGTTTGAAACTCATAACTTTAAAGGCAAGAAGTGGTCTCACACAGAGTACCCCAAAGAATTAAGTAGAATAAAAACAATCTTTGATTGGAAGGAGTACCCCGAAGATTTCAAAGAACAATGGTACGATTATATTGAGAAAGAATTTGAAAGAAGAGAAAAGGGATTTTGGTTTAATAATAAGGGTAATCCTACTTACATTACTGGCTCTCATTATATGTACCTGCAATGGTCAAAGATTGACGTTGGCCAACCAGACTTTAGAGAATCAAATAGGTTGTTTTACATATTTTGGGAAGCCTGCAAAGCAGACGAAAGATGCTTTGGAATGTGTTACCTTAAAAATAGACGAAGTGGATTCTCCTTTATGTCTTCAGGAGAGACAGTTAACCTTGCCACGATATCAGTTGATTCCAGATATGGAATACTTTCAAAGTCAGGGCCTGACGCAAAGAAGATGTTTACCGACAAGGTTGTACCAATCTCGGTTAACTACCCGTTCTTCTTTAAACCCATACAAGATGGTATGGATAGACCAAAGACTGAACTTGCATATAGAGTACCAGCATCAAAGTTTACAAGAAGGAAACTTGACTCTAATGAGAAGCAAGAAGATATCAAAGGGTTGGATACTACTATTGATTGGAAGAATACAGGTGACAACTCCTATGATGGGGAAAAATTAAAGTTACTTGTACACGATGAGTCTGGTAAGTGGGAAAGACCAAGTAACATACTAAATAACTGGAGGGTTACAAAAACCTGTTTAAGACTAGGTAGTAGGATAATAGGTAAGTGTATGATGGGTTCAACATCAAACGCTTTAGATAAAGGAGGAGAAAACTTTAAAAAGTTATATTATGCGTCAGACGTTACAAACAGAAACAGCAATGGACAGACTAGCTCAGGACTATATTCTTTGTTCATACCTATGGAATGGAATTACGAGGGATACATTGATTCTTATGGATTACCTGTATTCGAAACTCCAGAAAGACCAATTGAAGACCCGTATGGAAATTATATTAAACAAGGAGTAGTAGAGTATTGGGATAATGAAGTAGAAGGATTGAAAGGAGACCAGGATGGGTTAAATGAATTTTATAGACAGTTTCCAAGGACTGAGCAGCACGCTTTTAGAGATGAAGCTAAGGAGTCTATATTTAACTTATCTAAGATATACCAACAGATAGACCACAACGAAGGTATGCGGTCAAGTTCACTGGTAACGAGAGGAAACTTTCAATGGGAGAATGGAGTAATAGATACAAGGGTAATGTTTATGCCTAACCCAAAAGGCAGGTTTTACATAACTTGGATTCCACCTATTAGTTTACAAAACAGAGTTATAGTAAAGAATGGTACTAAGTACCCAGGTAACGAACACTTAGGAGCTTTTGGTTGTGACCCTTACGATATATCAGGAACTGTAGACAAGAGAGGTTCTAATGGTTCTGCACACGGTTTAACCAAGTTTAGTATGGAGGACGCACCAAGCAATCACTTCTTTTTAGAGTACATTGCTAGACCCCAAACTGCTGAGATATTTTTTGAAGACATATTAATGGCTTGTGTTTTTTACGGTATGCCAATACTTGCAGAGAATAACAAACCAAGATTATTATATCACTTTAAGAATAGAGGATACAGAGGGTTTTCAATGAATAGACCTGACAAGAAATATACAAAGCTATCTTCTACAGAAAGAGAGATTGGGGGGATACCTAACTCTAGTGAAGATATAAAGCAGGCACACGCTGCCGCAATAGAAACATACATTGAAGAACTTGTAGGTGTATTAGGTGATGATGAAATGGGGGATGTTTACTTCCAAAGAACATTAGAAGATTGGGCAAAATTTAACATAAACAATAGAACATCACACGATGCCTCTATTAGCTCTGGTTTAGCCATTATGGCTTGTAACAAAAATCGTTACGCACCAGTAAATAAAGTAGTAAGAAAAAATATAAATCTAGGGTTTAAAAAATATGACAACTCTGGAAGTTATTCAAAAATAAGAAACTAAATGAATGTAGTTGCAAATCCAAATAGCGTATTTCCTAGTCAGGTTGTTAGCAATGACGAGAAAAATAGCCTAGAGTATGGGAGACAAGTTGCTCAAGCAATAGAGTCTGAGTGGTTTAATCAAGGTGGCTATGGCAATAGGTTTTCTACAAATTACAATCATTTCCATAGTTTAAGGCTATACGCAAGAGGTGAGCAGCCTGTGCAAAAGTATAAGGATGAGCTTGCTATAAATGGCGACTTGTCTTACTTAAACTTAGATTGGAAGCCTGTTCCTGTTATATCAAAGTTTGTTGACATTGTAACAAATGGGATGACAGAAAAAAAATATGAGATAAACGCATACGCACAAGACCCAGAGTCAATTAAAAAAAGAACTGACTATGCAGAAGCAATTATGCAGGATATGGTTGCTAAAAAAGAAATTACTCAACTTAGCGAAGCTATTGGGGTAAATGCGTTTAACACAGATAGCCCTGAAAACCTCCCTCAAACAAAAGAGGAATTGTCTCTTCATATGCAACTAGACTACAAACAGTCAATAGAAATTGCAGAAGAAGAAGCTATTAATCAAGTATTAGCTAAGAATAAGTTTAATGAAGTAAGAAAAAGACTTAACTATGACCTAACCGTTCTTGGAATAGGTGCTGTCAAAACAAACTGGAATAAAGCAAATGGCGTTAAGGTTGAATACTGCGACCCTGCAAACTTGGTTTACTCGTACACAGAAGACCCTAACTTTGAGGACATATATTATGTTGGAGAAGTTAAGGCAGTTACAATACCTGAGCTTAAAAAACAATTTCCTAACATACCTCAAGATGAATTAAAAAAGATTGAGAATATGCCTGGGAATAGGGAATATTTAACAGGATGGAAAGGGTATGATGAAAATACTGTTCAAGTTCTATATTTTGAGTATAAAACATATAATAACCAAGTATTTAAAATAAAGACAGGACCAAATGGTCTTGAAAAAGCTATACAAAAATCTGATGACTTCAATCCACCAGAAAATGATACATTCAAAAAAGTATCAAGAAGTATAGAGGTTCTTTACAGTGGAGCTAAAGTTCTTGGCACAAATACAATGTTAAAGTGGGAGTTGTCTGAAAATATGACAAGACCATACGCAGATACTACTAAGGTAGATATGAACTATGTGCTATGCGCACCAAGAATGTATAATGGTAGAATTGAATCCGTTGTAAGTAAAATTACAGGGTTTGCTGATATGATTCAAATTATACACTTGAAGCTACAGCAGGTTATGACGAGAATGGTTCCTGATGGAGTGTTCTTAGATGTAGATGGATTAGCAGAAGTTGACTTAGGAAACGGTACTAGCTACAATCCCGCAGAGGCACTCAATATGTATTTTCAAACAGGTAGCGTTCTAGGTAGGTCTTTAACACAAGACGGAGAATTGAATAGAGGTAAGGTTCCTATACAAGAACTACAGTCATCAAGTGGTGGTGCTAAGATACAATCTTTAATACAGACGTATCAGTACTACCTACAAATGATACGAGATGTAACAGGGCTAAATGAAGCAAGAGACGGTTCTTTACCAGACAAGAATGCACTCGTAGGGCTTCAAAAGATGGCCGCTAATCAATCCAATGTTGCAACTAGACACATACTACAGGCGAGCTGTTATTTAACGCTTAGAGCCTGCGAAAACGTCTCTAGAAGAATAGCTGATTCTTTAGACTTTGCATTAACGTCTAATTCTCTTCAGAATAGTATTACAAAGTTTAATACTGCTACGATGCTAGAAATGTCTACATTAAACCTTCACGACTTTGGAATATTTTTAGAGCTAGAACCAGAGGAAGAAGAAAAAGCGCAGTTAGAGCAAAACATACAAGTTGCTTTACAGTCAGGCGGTATTGACCTTGAAGATGCTATTGATATAAGAAGAGTCAAAAACCTTCAGCTTGCAAATGAAATGTTGAAGGATAGAAGAAAGAAAAAACAAGAGGCAGCAAGACAGGCTCAGTTGCAAAATATACAAGCACAAGCAGAAGCAAATGCACAGGCATCAGAAAAAGCTGCTATGGCTGAAGCTCAGAAACAGCAAGTTATAACTGCTGAAAAAGTAAGCCTTGAAAAAGCTAAGACTGAATTTGAGATACAAAAACTTCAAGCAGAGGCTCAAGTAAAGAGAGAACTTATGGCTGAAGAGTTTAATTACAATGTTCAGTTATCTCAAGCTAAAGGTGTTGCTGAATTGCAAAAAGAACAAGAGCTTGAAGACAGAAAAGATAAAAGAATAAAAATGCAAGGAACTCAACAATCTGAGTTGATTGACCAAAGAAAAAATAACTTATTACCGAAAAATTTTGAAAGTTCAGGTAATGATGTTATGGGGGGAATTGAAATGAGTCAATTTGAACCAAGCTAAATAGAATTTTTTAATTTATATTATATTATATTATGTCAGAAAAAGAAATAAAGCAAGAAGGAGACTTTAAAATAAAAAGTAAGCCTAAAATGAAAAACCTTGGAAAGAAAAACGAAACAACTAAAGTAGACTTATCTACTAATAAAAAAGTTGAAGAAGAAGTTACTAAGGTTAATTTAAAGCAGGAAGATGCCGATAAAGAGCAAGAAACAACAACAGTGGTTGCAGATAAACCAGCCGAAACTGTACAAGAAGTGGATACAGAAGTATCATCAGGGGAAAGCCCCGTTCAAGATGAAAGCGTTGTTACTATCCAAGAAGTAACAGAAGAAGATGAGGTCGAGGCTGTATCTAAAGAAGCTCAAGAAGCAATTAGAGATGAACGTGTTTCTGGGAAGCCACTACCCGAAAATGTAGAGAAGCTAGTTTCTTTTATGGAAGAAACAGGTGGAACTGTAGAGGACTATGTTAGATTAAACGCTGACTACAGTAGTGTAGACAATAATACATTACTAAAAGAATATTATAGAAAAAGTAAACCGCATCTTGATGATGACGAGATTAATTTCCTTTTAGAAGACAATTTTTCGTATGACGAAGATATTGACGAAGAAAGAGACATACGCAAGAAAAAGCTTGCATTCAAAGAAGAGGTTCAAGAAGCCAAAAACTTTTTAGAAGACTTGAAGGGTAAATATTACGATGAGATTAAGTTAAGACCAGGCGTAACCCAAGAGCAACAAAAAGCAATGGAGTTCTTTAACCGAT